GATAAGAGAATTTTCAAACAATTAACTAAGGATGAAGAGTTTGTGAAGTTTGCCAAAAGCAAACTAAATAATAGTGAGTGCCGCCTTTTAGGTTTAGGTGAGAAGCGGGTTCGTAAATCGAAACCCGTAACTAAAGTTAAACAAACTACATTAGGTGATTTTTGATGAAGGTTCGTGCAGGTAAAAAAAGAGCAATTAATAAACTAATAAGAATAGTAGCAGACGACGAACTAACTACTAAACAGATTTATGATAGGATGTTACAACAATCCTCTCAAAGAAGTGATTTAACCTTTAGACAATTAACTAATATATTAGGTAGTTATTTTGAAGAGGTTGGATATGATAATAAAACAAGTTGTATAATATGGAGAAATAAAAATGCCAAAGAAAATAATGAAACAAAGAGTAGAGAAAGTTATGGAGAGAAATCCTAACTTAAGTAATAAAGAAATATATGTAATAGTTCATGGGCATGCCCTAGATAAAGATTGGCTCAAAGAAGTCAATTTAGAGGGGGTTGCGTTTAAGCGAGTTAAATATGAAATGACAAATACCGAGTTCGGTATGTTACTTAGAAGAGTGAGGCGACAGTATGAGCAAAAATAAATTAGTAAAAAATAGAATAACAAAAATGTTAAGCGAAAAAGAAATGACAACCGGAGAAATCAAAGATAGATTGTATAGCGCAAAAACAAACAAAGGTATGCCTTCAAAGAAAGGTATGCCTACGACTCATCAACTACAAATGATACTTAGAATACACTATGCTAAGGTTGGATTTTGTAATCAAGCAAAACAAACAATATGGAGGAATAGAGAATGTTAGAGTTCTTAATAGGAGCAATAACGATATTGTTTCTCTATTGGTTAGGCGGGGCATTACTACCCGACTATGAACCAATACAACAAGAATTAATTAAAATGGAGGAGGAATAAAAATGAAAAGTGAAAAATTAAGAAAGAAAAGCGAAGAACTAGCAAGCGAAAGTGAAGAACTAAAAGAAAAGATATATGAAGCGGAACAACTTGAAGAATTACTCGAATGGGCTAATAACGCAGAAGGCTATATTACTGATATTCTACATAATATAGGAGATGTTGATATTGAAGAACCTCATGGTTGGTTAAGTGAAATCGTGTATAATTTAGTTAGGCAAATAGAATTCAAGTTGGAGGCTTTGTAATGTTATGGACAGAAAAATACAGACCAAGTAAATTAAGTGATATTGCAGGACAAGAGCATTTTGTATTAGATGCAGAACAATGGGTATTAGAAAAGAATATGCCTAATGTTCTTGCTTATGGAATGCAAGGAACAGGTAAGACAGGTGCGGCTATTGCACTTGCTAAGTCTATGCTAGGCGACACTTTCAAAGATAACTTCTTTGAAGTAAATGCTAGTGATGATAGAAGACTAGAAACTGTTAGAACTACAATAAAACAAGTAGCACAAAGCGGAACATTAGGTGATGCGCCATTTAGAATAATGTTATTAGACGAAATGGATGGTATGACTAGTGATGCTCAAAATGCCTTGAAGAGAATTATGGAAAGATATGCTAACAATATTAGATTCATCATTACTTGTAATGATAAGTCAAGAATTATCTTTCCACTTCAAAGCAGGTGTGCTAATTACAGATTCAACCCACTAAAGAACGAGATAGTTCTTGAAGTTATCAAAAACATTCTCGATAAAGAACAGGTCGAAGGCTTCGCAGACGAAGATTTGGCTCGCTTTATATATGATTTAGATGGTGATTTACGCAGGGCAATAACCGAGATTCAAGCGGCCAAAGCCTCAAATTTCACGCTAAGAAAACAGGTGCAGGATTCATTAAAAGAGTTCGATGAAATACTAAATTTAATACTTAATAAAAAACCAAATGAAACATTGGATAAATTACATGACATTTTGTATGGAGGAAGAAGCGTGAAGGAAATATGTCTAGCGTTACACAATTCTGTCTTAGCGGCAGAAGGTTTAGAGTCCAAAGAGAAGTTTAAACTTCTTAGGATAATAGGGGAAACAGAATATCGTTCTACTACCATGACCCCTAAAGTGATAATATCATGGATGGTAGGACAAATATAAACAGGAGGAAAAAAATATGGATATAAACGATGATAAAATAAGAAAAGAAATAGAAAACGGTGCGAAGCATATGAATGTTTCAGTCGAGGAATTGACTGACAAATATGTTTCAATATGCAAGGAAAACAATTTGGATGCTAACAATCCGATTGCTCTTGCTATGCTTAGGAACTATGTGCGTGGTAACATGAGAATGAAGAAGAACAATAATAATGGCTCTAACAGTTTAGTTAAGAGTGCTTTTGGTTTGTTTATCTCATTAGATGCACCTAGAGACATGATGGCATGGAACAGAAATAGAGCAAAAGAAGAATACATCCGTGATAACGATAAAGCGTTAGAAGATGGCCTTGTTGCGGTTGCCACAGAAAACGATGATGGAACCTTTACTATTGCTAGAAACTACAAAGGTGACTTTCAAGAAGCAGTAGTTAAGACCCTAAACGAAGGAGCAGAAGTATTGGATAACGGTAGTATTATTATTCCGTTAGATAGTTTGGCGAATTACCCAAGTGGTGCAGAAAACAGAAGATATGGTAAGCCTCTTCCAGTAAATGAATTTAGAAGAAGCGGTATTTTCTTTGGTAGTGTAGAAGGCGGAGAAATGCAATCTTATTATTTCTCTTACAAGAATCAAGGCGGGGTAGAATTTAGCCCGAATACTTTTGATTGGGTTCATTTCAAGGCAATCCTTAGTGACGACGGAACTAACCTATATGGTATGACTATGGCAACTAAAGAGAGTTTAGTTAGAAATGAAGACATTAATCCCGAAGATGATTCTTATAGAAACATGGAAGGCTTTGACTTTGAGAAACTACTAATGGAGTCTTACAAGAACAACATTAGTGATTTGATTGATATTGATAGAGCGCATGTAAATCAACAAGCGTTAGCAACCAAAGATAGGTTTGTTGTAACTATGGGAACTGTATGTAATATGAATATGACACCAACGGCTAATGGTAACAGAATTCTAAATATAACAGATTTGGATGCTGACTTCGATTATGATGGTGAGTCTAACATGACTACTTGTTGGATTCCCGAACATATCAACATAGACTTTGGTATCGGTTCGGAAGTTATTGTTATTGGTAGAACATCACAAAGAATAGTAGAAGGAGAAGCCGAGCCTGTCACTATCAATACTAGTGGTCTTTTAGCAACTAGTGTTGTTGGTTCACCAGTAGAAGTCGAAGAACAAATTGAGGAAGACTTTGATTGGTTTTGATTAATTCCAAAGGGGGGTTTGTTGTTGTTCCCCTCTTCATAAGCAAGTGTAAGTGTGAACTTGTGGAAAAAGATTGATGCTCGACTAGGTGCGAAGCCTATTTATGAGGAATAAAAATGATAAGAAAAGGATTAATAGAAAATAGATTCCTGTTAAAGAACGGCAGTTTCATCATTGATTTAGATGAAGTAGAGTTCTTAACATGGAATAAGAATATGAATTATGCTGATAGTTATTGGGTTAAATTGCATGTTGGCGGAAAGGACACAAGATATGTTTGTGATACTAGAAACGAACTATGTGATATAATCAATGCTTGGGGCAAAATAAAAGGAAAGGAAATAAAAATAGATAAAGAAGAAGTAGGTGAGTTACTTGAGTTTTAAGAAAGAGAAATTAAATTTTAAACAGATGATGTTAGAAAAGAGAAAGAACAGAAAGGCTAGAATGGTATTAGGTATTTGGGGAGAACCTAAGACGGGTAAGACCGGATTAGCGTTAGATTTTCCCGATAGAAAGATATTCGTTCTTGATTGGGATAGAGGAGTAGAATCCACATGGTATCAGCATCATGACGCTACAGATAGAATAGAAGTATTCTGTCCTATTGTCATGACTAAAGACAATATCGTTGATATTAATGAAAGTGAAGACCGTTCACTACAATTCATAGACCATGCTAGAGAGTCAATCAAGAATGGTGAAAAGCCTATCTTTGTTATTGACGGGGTAGATACTTGGTTATCTTCATGTATGTTGAAAGTAAATCCTAATCCTAGAGTTGTAACTAAGATTATGCCGTTTCAATATGGTAACAGAAACAAAGCATTCTACTACTTGCTAGATACTATCTATAACTTAGAGTGTGATGTAATCTTCATTACGCATGAGACTGAAAAATACATGGACAATGTTCCTGTTGGAGTTCAGCCAATGTGGAAGGATTGGGGAGGTAAACTAGAACAAGAGATTTACTGCTCTAAGAAAATGATTAAAGGAGAATTACACTTCTTTGCTGAATTGATAGGTAGTAGAACAAATGGTAAACTTGTCGGTTCTAAGTGGACTACAAGACAAGGAACACCACCTAACATTACATGGAATGGTTTGAAAGAATTGAAGGAGGGAACAATATGAAATTTACAGTAGATGCAAAAGAGTTTGTCAAGTCTTTGACAGACATACAATTGAAAGGAAAATATGTGAAAGGTGCGAGTGTTACTAATGGTAGTTTGGTAGAGTATTTCTATGCTAAACTACACAATAATACATTGAGTCTATGGAACGCTGATGCTATCAATTCACTAATTGTTAAAGTTAATTTGACAGTTGATGGCGAAGAAGATGGTGTCTTTGTTGCAGAAACAGAAACACTACTAAAGTATCTAAAGAAATTTAGTGGTGATGTAGAGATAAACAGTAATGATATTATTACTATGACAAATGGTAGTAGTAAAGTCACACAACCTATTGTTGTTAATCATCCAAACATGGATGCTATTAATCGTATGGGTCAGTATGTGATAGACACACGCTTTGAAGAAAACCTAGAAACTCTATTTGAGTTTAACAAGTCAAAGTTTGAAGGTGCGTTTCAGTTAGATTCTAATACATTTAGTGAGACTATGAAACTTTGTGAGTTAATCGGTAGTGGTGTTTATCACCTTAACTATGAACATGATAAGAATAAGTTATCTATGTCTAGTGCTACTAATAATACAAACAAGTTTGAAACTTCTATTGAGTTAGAAGGTAACATTGGAGAATCAGCAACGCTAGATTTCTCTAGTCCACTTCATGTATTATTTGACAATGAAATGTTAAACTTCTATGTCAAAGATGATTTCCCGATGTTAATTATGTCGGAAAACAAATTGATAATTAAAGCACCGCACTTAGCAAATTGAGGAATATAAATGATAATTAGTAATAAAAATGGAAATGTAATATATAAATCTTGGAGAGAAAACGGAGTAAAGAAAAGCGAAGAGGTATCGTTTAGGCCATACTTCTATGTTTCAGCAGAAGAAAATGAAATACCGCACTATCCTGTTAGCAAATATGCTAGAGGTGAGTTTGAGTATGAAGAGGGAGATTGGACTAGTTTAGATGGAACAAAACTAAAGCGTGCATATGTGCAGAAGTCTTTTGATATTCACAAGGCTAGACAGCACTTTAGTAAAACATATGAGGCTGATGTGCCATATACATTTAGATACGCTGTTGATGAAGTAGATGAAATGCCCGAATATAATATGCGTAAATGGTATTGGGATATGGAGTGGCAACAAGGCGGAGAACATGATGGTTGTATTACTACTATTGTAGCGTATGACAACTATGATGAAGCCTATTATCAATGGGTTTGGTTTCCCGAAGAACAATTTATCGAAAATAAAATGAATCAATCGTTTCATCACTTTGTGTTTGACAATGAAACAAGTATGATTGAACACTTTATGAGAACAATGGCCGAGAAAGACCCCGATATGTTAATTGCGTGGTTTGGTCTTAAGTTCGACTTACCTAAGTTATTAGATAGAGCCTGTGCTTTAGGTTTGAATCCTTTGGTTATGTCTCCCTATGAAAAAATAGACGGAGTTAAACAACTTAAGGATAGTTGTAGTTTCAAAAGACAAGATGGTTATTCACCAATTGAACAACCTATCGGTGGTAGATTAACTCTTAACTTAGACTTAGCATTTGAAAGACAATGGAATGATTCACAACGAGGAACACTACCCTCACTAAGTCTTGATTATGTTTCTAGGATATTATTTAATCAAGGTAAAGAAATGAATACTAAGTTTGAAGACCCTAACGAATTCTATCGTAGAGCATGGCTAGAAGACACAGAAGCATACTTACATTATGCTTTAGTAGATGTAGAGTTATTAGTCAAAATAGATGAAACTAACTTTTGTAGTGAAGCAATAATATCTTTACAACGATTACTAAAAGCACCTTTCAAGGCTTGCTTCTATGCTTCACACATGGGTTCTATTTACTTTATGAGAAATGCTTGGTGGAAAGCACCAACAGGTATCAAGAGTGCTGATAGAAGAGAGTATGAAGGGGCTATGATTTATGACCCGCTTAGTGAAGATACTAACGGCTTACATCTTAATGTAGCGGCATTTGATTTTGCCGGTCTATATCCTTCAATGATGGTTGCTAGAAATATATCTTGGGAAACTAAAAGTGAAGAACCAACGGCATTCGCAGTTAATATCTTAACACCGAGAGATTTCAGCGAACCGATAGGTGATAGAATGTTTTACTTTAAGACTGATAAGTTAGGATTATTGCCTAAAGCAGTTCTTGAGTTAAAGGAGTTAAGAAACGACTACAAGAAAAGAATGAAAAGTGCTAGTAATCAAACTGATTATGTTAAGTGGTATAATAACCAAATGGCGGTTAAAAGATTGATGGCTTCATTTTACGGTGTATTGGCGTTTCAAGGATTCGGTTGGGCTGATGTAGACCTAGCCGCCTCGATTACAGCAAGTGCGAGGGAAGCCATTAGATTAGCCGCATTCAAGGCGAAGGAGTTGGAGGTTTGAATAGGCTAAAATGTATGAAACCATTGGCACATAATCCTCAATTTGAGGGTAAGTTTCATTGTAAAAGATGTGCAGAAGAAATAAAAATGAGGAATAAAAATGAGTATAACAGCAGTATGTAGAGATTGTAGAGAAACTTTTAGAAAGTTCTCTATGAAATCAAGAGAAACAATATGCCCCGATTGTAAGGGAAAGAAAGGAAAGAATAGATATAGAGTTATGTCTAATAAAACACAAGATGCTATAACAACAATAGCAAATATGGATAAGGAAATTGAGAATCTAAAGACTTCAATTGATGTATTACATAGCACTATTGAAGTTGAAGTTCAACATCAATTGACAAAAGGCATAGAACCTATTATTGAAAAAGTCCTTGACGAAAAGATTAGTGAATTAAAAGACATTGTAATATCTTCAATGACTAAAACACAGAAAACACAAAAAGAAGTTAAGGAACTAACCAAATTAGTTAAGGGCTACAAGAGTTCTAACACAAGAATGAAGAATAAAATAAAAGCATTTGAGGAGGTTTTTAATAATGAAATGCCCTAATTGTGGAGTTGGAAAGATTCTGTATGAAGAGTTGAAGCCTAAGTCAAACTATTCTTATGCACAACATACTAAGAGAAGGGCTAAACTAAAGTGCGATTCTTGCGATTATGAGGAGGTGTTTTGATGAACAAGTTTTTCAAAAGATGGATATTAGAAGCATTAGAAGAAATGCCTAATGAGTTTACAGTAAGTCATGTATTAGACAACATTGTAGAAAAGAGAGGCACTAGCATGTATATTGGTAATACTCAAGGTATTGGTTATTACCTATGCAAAAGAGAAGACCTAGTAACTAGAATAGGCGACGGAGTTTATGTGAGGAATGATTAATGAAATATACAAAATATGTAACAACTAAAGTAGAATACGATAGCGAAGAAACATGGGAAGAAACTGAAAAAGATATTAATGACATAATAGAAATGCTAACGAATCTAAAGCGTAGAGCAACTATTATTGAAATAAAACAAGGAGCGAATAATTATGGTGAATGACGGTATTTTCAAATGTGATTCTCACACTACTAAGGGAGAACCTTGTAGGAGTTTAACTCATATAATGGTACCAAGCAAAAACGGAGAGCCACCTAGTAAAATTAGATGTAATTTTTGCCACATGCATTGCCCCCACCATGAGCAATTCCAAGAAATGAAAGAAACTTTAATTTCATTAGTTTCTATCCTTTTCGGAATCAAGGGTAGTAGAAGTATATTCAATAGCATTTGGATGCTTTCTCCTGCCACAGAATACTCTCATGTAGACTACAGTAGTTTTATGGAATCATGTGATGATTTAATAGAACACTTAAAGGAAATAAAAGAAGAGGTAGATAGTCATGTCAATGATGGACAAGACTAATGAACTCCTAGAAGACTTACTTGCTATGATAGCAAGAAGCAATAAGATATTGATGATGGTAAATATCGTGAACATCATAACCATCATAACCATAGTGACGGTGATAATATGAATAATGAAGAAATGAAAAAGAGAATAGAAGAATTAGAAATGAAGATTAGAGGATTGGAGAATGACTTAGATTATTTAGAAGAGCAACTAAAAGATGCTGATAAATTAACAAAGGCAATTGTAGAAATTGAAGAACACTTAGATAAGCAACAAAAAGGTTTTGAAAGTCACTTCTTCCCTACTGTAAGATTCTTGAAGAAGTGATAGCATGAAGGTGGTTTACGGACACACAGATTCAATCTATGTGCAAATAGATTCTGTTGAGAAAGCAGAAGAGGCGATTAAACAAATTGAGTCTAGTGTAAGAGAACACTTCCCTAATGTTATGGGATTAGAACAACACCCTGTTGTATTAGAGTTTGAGAAATACTATTCAGCATTAGGTGTTGGCACAACTAAGAACAGAAATGCAGGTATGATTACATGGAAAGACGGTGAGTGGTTAGACGAGCCGGAATTTGTAATGACAGGTTTTACTGCTAAAAGAGTTAGTGAAACTAAACTTGCTAAGGGAGTTCAAACTGATGTATTGACTATGTGGGTGAATGAAAAGCCTATGACTGAAATCAATAAATATCTACATGATAAATACAATAGTGTGCTAAATGGCGATATTCCCATCGAGGATATTATCAAGAGAAGCAGACTTCGAGAAGATAGATTTACTGTAAAGTGTAATGGATGTAGAAAGAAACACAAGTTACATGAATGTCTTGCTATCAAGTGGTGTTTAAAATGTGGAGAAGATACTTCTAAGTTTACTACACTAGAAGGTAGAAGACCCTCGATAGGTTCGGGTATTGCAGGAGTTGTTCATGCCAAACAAAATGGCATTAACTTCGATGATTCTTACCTGTATCTAAAAGTAAGGTCTAACGAAACATATACTAACCCGCTTACTAAGGAAGTAAAGACAGTAGATTATGTTGCAGGTTCACGCTATGTTGATTTTGATAAGTATAAACCCGATTATCAACATTATGCTAACCAAGTAATAAAGAAGGCAGAACCCATTTATAAGGCTATGAGTTGGGATTTGTCTAACATTAAAACGGGTAAAATACAAACTAAATTGGAGGAATGGTTTTGAATAACGATGAGAAATATAATATAATAATAAAAAGCATGAGTGAATATACTTATGATTGGAAGCCGGAGAATTATGATGACCCCACACAACCTATACTAAAGATTAGTAAATCTTCTTTGGGTAGTTTTGATTGGTGTCCTAAGAAATATAACTTTAGTTATATTCAACGATTACCGCAAGACCAAACAGAAGCAATGCGTAAGGGAACAATTTTGCATGTTCATAGAGAAAACTTCTTTGATGACTTTGACATCAAAAAAGCAGAACATATGTCAGCAGATGAGTTGCATGATTATTGTGCAAGTCTAACACCTATTGACGAATACTTCGACATATCTATGACTGTTGCGGCTTTTGAAGCAGAACGCTTCTTAGAGGCTAAAGCAGAAGATAAGGTAGATGAGTATTTGCCCGTATGTAACGAGGGTAAGTTTGATGCAGAAATAACAATACCTGCTAATACTAATCCTAAGTTCCCATTGACTAGAGATTACAAGATACATATTCAAGGTATTATTGATAGAATCTTTATGGAGAACGGTGGTTATGTTCCTTTTGAATATAAGACAGGAGCATGGAAAGATTACAAGGCAACAAGTATGAGAAAAGAAATGGCTTTCTATCAATTGCTTATTGAGAATGCAGAAGATGAAGTGCTGATTAAGAATGGATTACAACCTAATGTTCCTGTAACACATTGGGGTTGGTATTATCCTGCTTCTAACTATGTATTTGCAGAAGAAGCAAAGAGCAGAACAATGACTTCGGTAATGAAGAATATTGCGAAGTTGATTCATGCCTATGAACAGAAGTCATTTCCAACTAAGTTTTTCTTTAAGACCTGTTCTCATTGTAGTTACTTTAGTTTATGTGATGCGGCCGAAGAGGATTCATGGGTGTGATATTATGAATTATAAATTTAATAATGGAGATATAGAAGTAAAGTTTGCTAGGTCGCCCAACGGCCAAAGGTATGCTAGAATAGATTTGAATGCTAAAGATGTAACTAAAACTACACCTTTATTCGATGAAGTTAGTGAATGGGTTAAAACTCAAAGAATAGAAGGTAAGGAGTGCGAGCATACTATTCTACTTAACAAAAACTACGCTCCTTACATTATAGTTTTCAAGAAGGTGAAGATATGAAAACAGTAGATTATATTTCTGAAATAATAAAACGAAAAGTATTAGCGAAAGATTGGACATTTAATGAAATATCTAATCTAAAAGAAACAATAGAAAATCTCGCTAGTGATATTTATGAAGAGATTAAACTAATAGAAAGATTTGATTTAATTAGAGAAATTAGAATCAAAGAAACCTTTGTTGGTCATGTCTTTGAAGATGTTATTAGAGAAACTGTAATGACTTCTCTAAGAGCAGAAGTAGCAGATACAGTAAGAAATATGTTAAATAACGCAACAGTTAATTTTGGTGGTAATAAAAATGAAGTTTCCGAGAGAAGTGTGGTCGGGGAGTCAAATGAAGAACGCTCCTCCACTACCAAGAAGAATAGTAAGAAGTAAAGAAGAATACTTGAGTTATGTAAAGGCTCAAAACAATAGGACTAATGTTTACACTAGTGTTTATGATTTTGCTGAATTTGCAGAAAAAGCCAAGATAGATTCATCAGTTATACTCGATAGAATCTTTCTTGACTTTGATGCTCATGGTGAAAGTATCGAGAAAGCATGGAGAGATGTCAATGTTGTTATGACTTATGTTATTGAGAATGATTATCAATATACTCTTTTCTTTTCCGGTAGAG